GATCATGCACTCGCACTGGTTTGAGATCAGCGCCACGCGCATCGTGCCGGCGAAGTGGCTGACCGAACTGGTGGAGCGCGACCTGAAAAAGGGCACGCGGTACTGGGGCGCGGAGGGTAAGCTTTGGAGCGAGGAAAACCCGGACGCTTACGCTGGCGCGCACAACGACGACGGCATGATGGTGGTGTTCGACGAGGCATCGGGCATCCCGGACAGTATCTGGTCTGTGGCTGCGGGGTTTTTCACGGAGAACACGCCGCACAGGTTCTGGTGCGCGTTCAGTAACCCACGGCGAAACTCGGGATATTTTTTCGAGACGTTCCACGCCAAGCGGGATTTCTGGCACACGGAGAGCATCGACGCCCGCACGGTGGAGGACACCGACAAGGGTGTGTACGAGGCGATCATTGCCGAATACGGCGAAGACTCCCGCGAAGCCCGCGTCGAGGTGTACGGGCAGTTTCCGTCTGACGGCGACGATCAGTTCATCACGCCCAAGCTGGTGGATGAGGCGATGGCGCGGGAGAAGTGGAAGGACGCTGACGCGCCGATCGTGCTGGGTGTGGACCCGGCCCGCACTGGGGGCGACTCTACCGTGATCGCGGTGCGGCAGGGCAGGGATTTGCTGGCGCTGCACCGGTATCGGGGCGATGACACGATGACGGTGGTGGGGCACGTGATCGAAGCGATCGAGCGGTACAGGCCGGCGCTGACGTGCATCGACGAGGGTGGCCTCGGATATGGGATACTGGACAGGCTGAACGAGCAGCGGTATAAGGTGCGCGGGGTGAATTTCGGGTGGAAATCCAGCAGGCCGGTGATGTGGGGCAATAAGCGAGCCGAGATGTGGGGCGCGCTGCGCGACTGGCTGCGCACGGCGTCGGTGACTGCGGACAAGGCGCTGAAGGCAGACCTGACGGGTGTGCGGGCGAAGCCGGATTCGACGGGAAAGATTTTCCTGGAGTCGAAGAAGGAAATGAAAGCCCGTGGCCTGGCGAGCCCGGACGCGGCCGACGCGATCGCGGTGACGTTTGCGTTCCCGATCCGATCGGATGCCGATTTCTCCGCCACCCCGAAGTTGTCGGCGTATGCACTGCCGACGGTGAATTACTGGAACGCTGGGCGCGTGGGGGCGTGAGATGGCGACAGGGCTGGAACGAACCGCAGTGAGTCCGCACACGATGCAGGCGGGGCAGGTTGCGCCGCAGCGTCCGTCGCTGGCGCAGACCGCGATGAACCCGCTGGCCCGCGCGTACCAGCTCTATCAGCAGTATGTCGGCGAGCCGTTTCAGCAAGCCGTGCGCGGCGGTGTGCGCGGGTATTTTGGTCTGCCGCTGATGACGGATGCGTCGTCTGTCGGCCGAGAGGCGTACCGGCAGGGCGAAGCCCTCGGGTTCACGCCCGGTGTCGGCATGCCCGCAGGCGCTGTGCGGATGGCCGCTGAAGGCATGCAGGCGCTGCCGTCGATTGCTGGGGATATTAGCCGCGTGATTGGCGGGTTGCCCAGCGCAGCCGCAGCACGGCAGGCCGAGGATTTTGCCGCGTACCAGCGGTCGATTCCGCCGAGTGACGTCAGTCCGCTGACGGCGTTTCACGGCACGCCGCATACGTTTCCTGCTGAGCCAGGGCTGCCGCTGGGGCGGTTTCGGTCGGAAAAGATTGGCACTGGCGAGGGTGCGCAGATGTACGGGCACGGCTTGTATTTTGCGGAAAACCCAAATGTTGCAAAAGATTACAAAATACCAGAACGCCGGTATGCAAGAATTCAAGGGCACATGAGCCCGTTTGAAGAAAGAATAAGTGATTATATTGATGCCGGCAAAACTCCATATGAGATGTTTTCTAATTTGACGGAAATTGGCTATAAAGTACCAAAGGGAGATTATGAGACTCCTTTTGATAACTTTATGGCAACCTATGAAAAACTCAAAGACATGGATTCTGGTTCAAGTGTTTACACCGTAGACATCCCAGACGCGATGGTCGACAAAATGCTGCATTGGGATAAGCCGTGGAATGAACAGCCAGAAAGCGTGCGCAATGCGCTGTCAAAAACAAAAAACAAACAACTGCAAGCAATGATTGAGTATGCAAATACTCCATACACAATTTCTGGTCTTGAAAATGAAATCAAAACGATGGGCGAAGCGTTAAAGGTTCTTAACATGAACACTTCGCCTGCAAATGCGTCTAAGTTGTTGCAAAAAGCGGGCATTCCGGGCGTTCGTTACTTGGACCAAGGCTCCCGCACTGCCGGCGAAGGCACCCGCAACATCGTTGTCTTCCCTGGGGAAGAGCAGAACGTCAAGATCCTTTCTCGGGAGTAACAAGTGGCCCGCATTTCCAATTCACAGCGACTGCGTGACACCCACGCCGAAGCACTGCGGCGGTTTGACGAGATCCAGTCGGCGCTGAGAAACGAGCGTCTGCAGTGTCTGCAGGACCGCAGGTTTTACTCGATTGCTGGAGCGCAGTGGGAGGGTCCGCTGGAACAGCAGTACGAGAACAAGCCGAAATTCGAAGTGAACAAGGTGGGCCTCGCGGTGCAGCGCGTGGTCAACGAATACCGGAACAACCGCATCACTGTGGATTTCGTCAGCCGCGACGGCTCGCCCACGGAGATGGCCGACGTGTGCAATAAGCTGTTCCGCGCGGACGAGCAGGACAGCACTGCGAACGAAGCGTATGACAACGCTTTCGAAGAGGCGGTGGGCGGCGGGTTCGGCGCCTGGCGGCTGAAGGCAGTGTACGAGGACGACGAAGACCCGGACAACGACAAGCAGCGCATTCGGATTGAGCCGATCTACGACGCCGACACCAGCGTGTATTTCGATCTGCAGGCCAAGCGGCAAGACAAGGCCGACGCCACGCATGCGTTCGTGCTGTACAGCGTTACGCGCGATGCGTACATCGAGAAATACGGCGACGATCCGACGACGTGGCCGAAAGAGGTTTACCAGACGTTTTTCGATTGGGATACGCCCGACGTCGTGTATGTCGCGGAGTATTACTGCATCGAAGAGGTCAACGAAAAGCAGTTGATTTATCGGTCGCTGGACGGCACTGAGGAAAAGTATCTCGAAAGCGATTTTGAGAAAGACGAAACCCTTGAGGAAACGCTGGCCGCAATCGGCAGTGAAATGGTCCGCGAGCGCACGATCCGCAGAAAGCGCGTGCGCAAGTATCTGATGTCTGGCGGCAAGATCCTGAAGGACGACGGGTATATTGCCGGCAAGTGCATTCCGATCGTGCCGGTATATGGCAAGCGCTGGTTTGTGGATAACGTCGAGCGGTGCATGGGTATCGTGCGGCTGGCCAAGGATGCGCAGCGGCTGAAGAACATGCAACTGTCGAAGCTGGGTGAAATTTCGGCGCTGTCCAGCATCGAAAAGCCGATCATGACGCCCGAGCAGGTTGCCGGCCACCAGGTGATGTGGGCCAAGGACAACCTGGAGAACTACCCGTATCTGCTGGTGAACCCGATCACGGGGCCTGACGGCTCGATGCAGGTATCGGGCCCGGTGGCGTACACGAAGTCTGCGGCCGTGCCGCCTGCGATGGCTGCGCTGCTGCAGGTGACCGAGCAGGACATCGACGACATCCTGGGCAACCAGCGCGAGGGCGACAAGATTGTCAGCAACATCAGCGGCGATGCCGTCGAGATGGTGCAGCAGCGGCTGGAGATGCAGGCGTTCCTGTACATGTCGAACTACGCCAAGGCCGTGCAGCGCTGCGGCGAGATCTGGCTGTCGATGGCCCGCGACGTGTACGTCGAGCCCAAGCGGAAGATGAAGGGCGTGGACGAGGTGGGCCGCGCGTCGACGATTGAGTTGATGCAGCCCGCGATGGACGAGAACGGGGCGCTGACGCACCGCAACGACGTCACGCAGGCCACGCTGGATGTGGTGACATCGGTGGGTCCGTCGTTTGCGACGCAGAGAGCGGCCACGCGGCGCACGCTGCTGTCGATGATGCAATTCGCGCAGGATCCGCAGATTCAGAAGATGCTGCTGGCCGCGCTGATGCAGAACATCGAAGGCGACGGCGTGAAGGACGTGGCGAAGTTCATGCGCAAGGAAATGGTTGCCGCCGGTGTGATGGAGCCCACGCAGGAAGAAGCGCAGGCGCTGGCCCAGGCCGCGCAGAACCAGCAGCCGGATCCGAACGTGCTGTACATCCAAGCGGTGTCGGAGAAGGAGCGTGCGCAGGCGCAGAAGGCTCAGGCCGACAGTGTGAACGCGCTGGCCGACGCGCAGTTGAAGCGCGCAAAGGTGCAGGAAACGCTGGCGAAGATGAGTCTGGACGATCGCCGGATCGTGCTGGACACCATGATGGCGATGAACGAGATGGGAGCGCAACGTGGCAACGCAGTTCAGTGACATGGCCCTGGGCGGTGAGTCTGGCTTTGCTGCCGGCTACACCCCGATCCGATTCGCCCCGCTGGTTTCGCTGACGGGGCCGATTACCGCGCCTGCCCCGCCCGCAGCGCCCGAGGCGCCGGTTGCGCCGATGATTCGGCCGCCTGTGTATCAGGGCGACGCTGGCGATTACGGCGGCATGCCGGCGACGTATTACGGTGGGCCACCGGTTGGCGAGCGTTCGCGCGGAGCACTCCAGGCGGACCTGGCCAACGCTGCCGGGTTTTTTATGAACCCGCTTGGCATGATGGCAAACTATGTGCTGACAGGGCAGACGCCTGCGATGCAGTTTGGCATCGGGAACCAGAGAGAGGCGCTTGGTTTAGGGCCATCTGACGCGATGCCGCAAGGACTGATGCCGCAGGGCGGTATGTCTGGAATGTTTGGCGGTCTGCGCGATTTTTTCAGCGGTTTGATGGGCCAAGGCGGTCAGCCCGCAGGCGCTCCCGCGCAGCAAGGCTTTTCGTCAGAGATGGGTTTTTCTGTGGCCAATGACGCTTATCAAATGGCGTTGTCAAGCGGCGCAGATGAACAGGCCGCAATGAATGCCGCAAACAGCGCTGCGTCGCTAGTAGCGCAAGGCGTGGATCCGATTACTGCGGCCACCATTTCCGCTCAGTATGCGATGGGTGCGGCAGGTCCGCAAATGCCTGAAATGCCGGCGATTGCCTCTGCTGCGGCAACGCCTGCACAGACTTTTGCAATCGGCGACACCGGCGGCAGTTCGATCGGGGATAGTGGAAACTTTGGCGGCATTTCTGGTGTTACTGAAGGCTTCGGCTCCCCCGGATCTGTGGCTGACGTAAGCGGCGGACAAGCGCCGTACTGAAGGCAACCGGCCAGCCTCCAATGGCCGAGATGGAGCATCAATGAGCACAGCAGAAGCAGTCGAAGACGACATCCAGCAGGCACCCGAGCTGGAAGCCGAGCAACCCGAAACGCCGCCAGAGGCCGAAGCCGCCGCACCGGAGCCGGAAGAGGTCGTCATCACGATCGGTGACGAGCAGCCGGCGCAGGAAGAGGAACAGGCCCCCGAGTGGGTGCGTGATCTGCGGAAGAAAAACCGCGAGGATCAGAAACGCATCCGCGAACTGGAGGCCAAGCTCCAGCAGGTGCAGTCGCCGCAGGCGGCAGTGCCGAAGCTCGGCGCAAAGCCGAAACTGGAGGACTTCGACTACGACTCCAGCAAATACGAGGCGGCGCTGGACAACTGGTTCAGCCAGAAACGGCAGGTCGACGAGTTCCAGTCTCGCGTCAAGCAGGCCGAGCAGCAGCAGATGCGCCAGTGGCAGGAGAAACTGGAAGGCTACGCTGCGGCCAAGCAATCGCTGAAAGTCCGCGACTACGAGGACGCCGAGGCCACGGTGCAGGAGGCGCTGAATACCGTTCAGCAGGGCGTGCTGCTGCAAGGCGCGGACAACCCGGCCATGATCGTGTACGCGCTGGGCAAGAACCCGGCCAAGGCCAAGGAACTCGCGGCCATCTCAGACCCTGTGAAATTTGCATTCGCTGTGGCGAAACTGGAGGCGCAATTGAAAGTCCAACCCCGCAAAACCCCGCCGCCGCCTGAGTCCAGCGTGCGCGGCACTGCGTCGATCAGCGGCGCCGTGGATTCCAATCTGGAGCGCCTGCGAGCGGAGGCCGAACGCACGGGCGATATGACCAAGGTGATTGCGTATCGCCGCCAGCAGCGCGCAAAAGAATCCGCAAGACGCTAGACAAATCCCTGCAATGGTGTATATTCGCGCCATGCGCAGGTCTCGCCAGCCAGAAATCGGCAGTAGCGCGCAACACACGAGCGTCCGCCGGCTCTGACTGGTGAGTATCAGGCGCGGCCCTAGCCGCATCAGTCACTCATTGATCACAGGAGCCAATCATGGCCAGCATCAACAGCTTTTCCAAGGAAGAGCGCGTTGCGTTTGAAGACCTTCTCGAAGGCTTCAACGACGCGCTCGTGCTTTCGCGCAATGTCTCGATGTACCGCACCAGCGGGCAAGAGATGGAGCGCACCAACAACGTCATCTGGCGGCCGATGCCCTACATCGCGCAGTCGTTCGATGGCATGGACCAGTCGCTGAACTTCCAGAGCATGACGCAGTTGGCAGTCCCGGCCACGCTCGGCTTCCAGAAGTCCGTGCCGTGGATCATGGACGCGCTGGAACTGCGCGATGCGTTGCAAGAGGGCCGCCTTGGCGACGCCGCCAAGCAGAAGCTCGCCTCGGACATCAACCTGGCGATCATGGCGGTTGCCGCGAACTTCGGGTCGTTGGTGGTGCCCATCGGCACCGTTGCCGGTACCTATGACGATGTGGCTGCGTGCGACACGATCATGAACGAGCAGGGCGTGCAAGCGTTCGATCGTTACCTGGCGCTGTCCAGCCGCGACTACAACGGCATGGCCGGCAATCTGGCTGTGGCAACCCGTTCGTTCGGCAACAAGATGTCTGACGACGCCTACCGCAAGGGCTTCGTGGGCACGGTGGCGGGGTTCGACACCTACAAGTTCGACTACGCCAACCGCATCCGCCAGGCCACCGGCTCTGACGGCGCGATGGACACTCGGGCTGCGGCGAACAACTACTGGGTTCCGCGCGCAACCGAAGTGGCCACCACGGGCGAAACGTCCAACGTGGACAACCGCTTCCAGACGATCACGACCGCAGCGTTCACGCTGGGTACCGATCTGGTCGCGGGCGACGCCATCGAGATTAGCGGCATCGAAGCGGTGCATCACATCACGAAGCAGTCGACGGGCAACCTCAAGACCTTCCGTGTGGTGCGTGTGCTGAGCAACACCTCGATCGTGATCACCCCGGCTATCATCTCGGCTCAGGGCGGCACGGACGCGGAGAAGCAGTACCAGAACTGCATCGTCACGCCGAGCGCCTCTGCCACGATCAACCGTCTGAACACCGCTGCCGCGCCGATCAACTGCTTCTGGCAGCGGGACGCGCTGGAGATCCTGCCGGGTCGCTACGCTGTGCCGACCGACGCGGGTGCCGCAGTGATGCGCGCCAGCACCGACCAGGGCATCGAACTGGTGATGCAGAAGCAGTACGACGTCAACACGATGAAGACGAAGTACCGCCTTGACACCCTGTTCGGCGTGGTGAACAAGCAACCCGAAATGAGCGGCATCCTGCTGTTCGATCAGTGATAGAGGGGGGCTTCGGCCCCTTTCTCGTCAACCCAATCTGGAGCACATCATGTCGTTTCTTACCATTGCGCCGCAAGGCACCGCAACCGTTACGCTCACGGCTGGCCAGAAGATCCAGGTCCAGACGCAAGACTCGGCCGTCATCTCCCAAGTCGTCGGGTATCCCAACTACCCCAGCACCGAAGACGTTCTCGCGACCGTCACCAACGGCACTTACACCTCGTCGGCGTTTGCCAACGGGGCTGTGCTGATCGTGCAAGCCGGCGGCCTGCCGGTGGTGTACGACATCGGCACCGAGCCGGTGGTCAGCATCGGCGGCAATTTTGGCCGCCAGGGCGCGCCTGCCGTCATCCCCGACGGCGGCTCGATGGTCATCACTGCTGCGGAGCTGATGACCGGCCTGATCACCGCCACGCCATCGGCTGGGCGCAACGTGCAACTGCCGACGGCTGCGGCCATCGAGGCGGCTGCGACGTTCGCGGTGGATGATTCGTTCGATTTCTCGGTGCAGACGCTCGCGGGCTTTGCGCTGACGATCACGACCAACACCGGGCTGACGCTGCAGGCTTCTGGTGTTACTGGTCCCGCCACTGCCGGTCTAGCGGCGCGGTATCGCTTGCGCAAGACCGCTGCCGGCGCTTTCTCTGTCTACCGCATCGCCTGATCGGCGCAACGTAAATCGCGGGCGGTATGGGTTGGGGGCTCCCGGCCGCCGTCCGCGTTTTTACATCTGGAGTCTGAAATGCCTCTCAAAATGGGATACGGCAAGAAGTCCATCAGCGAGAACATCTCCAAGGAGATGAAATCCGGCAAGCCCCAGAAGCAGGCGGTGGCCATCGCCATGAGCACCGCACGTAAGGCCGCCAAGGCCGCTGGAAAGCCCTCCAAGGCCCCGATGAAGCGCGGGTAAGGGGTAGGTAGCGTGAAAGCCTCCAAGCCGGGCCTGTACGCGAATATCGCAGCCAAGCGCGAGCGCATCAAAGCCGGCAGCGGCGAGAAGATGCGCAAGCCTGGTGCCAAGGGTGCGCCCACGGCCAAGGCGTTCCGCGAGTCTGCGAAGACCGCGAAGAAGGGGTGACCTGTGGGATACAGCAAGCGCCAGTACGTCGAGGCCGCGTTTGCCGAAATCGGCATGGCCGGCTACGTCTTCGATCTGCAACCGCAGGATCTGGAGCAGGCCTTGAGACGCTTGGACGCGATGATGGCCGAGTGGAACGCCAAGGGCATCCGCCTGGGCTACCCGCTGCCGTCGAGCCCGCAGTTCAGCGACATCAATGCCGCCTCCGAGGTGCCCGACAGCGCCAACGAGGCGATCATCACGAACCTGGGTATCCGGCTGGCTGCGGGCTACGGCAAGGCGATCATGCCGCAGACGATGATGGTGGCCAAGCAGGCGTACAACACGCTGCTGTCGCGGGCCACTGCACCGATTCCTGCACAACTGCCGACCACAATGCCCGCAGGCGCCGGCAACAAGCCCTGGCGTGTGTACGACAATCCGTTCATTCGGCCGCCAGTGGGTCCTGTGGAAGCAGGCCCGGACGGCCTGATCGAACTCTACTGAGGCTGCACCATGCCGCTGATCTATCAACTCCCGCTTCAAACGCAGGTATCCGGTGGCGACCAGTTTGCCGTTTACTCGCCGAATAATGGCGATGCTCGCCGTCTGCCCGTATCCGCTTTGCTGGCGTACTTTCAGCAGACCTTTGCATCGCCGAGCCTGGCAACCAACGTCTACACGCCGACCACGGGTTTCTCGATC